ATCTATACTACCCAGATTGAGGTAGTTAAGGTGGAGGTACTAAGTCAGAATGCTTACAACCGACTGGTCAAGCAATTGGAACCTCCAGTTGTCTCGGCCAGCGACACGGCACACACGACCGGGTACAAGCTCGGTATCCAGCGCTCTCTGACCTTGATTCAGAAAGACTTCACGCACGGTTGAATCAATTGGGCACCTATAACTAGGAGAACATTATGTGGGCGGTTAGCTGGATCAATGGCGAATTGGAACCATGCCTGTGGAAAGACCACCAGCAGCGGATTCTGATCGTCGGGGAGCTGGAACACCTCAAGGAGAAGTATGAGGAAGCCACCGGTTGGGAGTGCGTCGATCCTCTGACCTACTTCCAAGAGATCGAGCACGGCTCCCTGTTCGTCTTCGTGGATCATAAGGTACTGTGCCTGAACGAGGTCCGCCCCGGATTCAGCAAGGAGAGAATCCTAGCTGAGGAATTCGTCGGGCAAGGGATCGACACAGAGACAGTGGTTGCGGTCTGCCGAAAGGTGTGCGCCACCATCGGCCTCAAGCGATTCGTTGTCGGCACCCGAGCACCCGCCAATGGGCGGATAGCCGGACTGGCCAAGATGTATCAGCGTCAGGGCCTATCCGTATCGACAATCGAACTGATGGGAGAAGTACATGAGCAGCAAAAAGATCCGCAAGGTGGTGGCCAAGTTTGACCTTGGGCATCAGGTAGGCAAGAAGCTTGGCCTGCCCGATCCGTCCGGCGATCTGTTCTATGGCAGCGATAAGGCACTGAGCCCCGCTGAGCAGGCGCAGAAGAACGCACTGGACATGGCCAAGCAGCAGGCACAACAGGCAGAGCAGGCAGCAGCGGCACAGTTGGCAGCCAGTAACGAGGTTGCACAGCAGTCAGCGCAGCAGGTCCAGCTCAATCAAGACCGCGAGGTTGCAACCGCTCAGGCGGTAGAGGCTGGCAAGGTATCCACCGAGCGCCCGACGGTGCAGTTGGAGTCTGACATTCAGCCAGTCACCACTGCCCGCAAGAAGTTCCGTGGCTCCGGCACTAGCACCAAGACAGCAGCGAGTGTGCGTGTATGATGGATGCAGATAAAGTCTGCGGCAAGTCCATCTGGGATAGCATGACAATGGACCGAGAGACGATGATGTCTCGCAAGGAACGGTTGTCAGAAGTAACGATCCCGAGCACTCTGCCGGACAAGAACTATCAAGTGAAGAACGAGTCGCTAACTCATGGCGCGACATCGTTGGGTGCCCAAGGCGCGATCAACATCGTGAACAAGCTGATGCTGGCTATGTTCGCACCGGGCGTGAGCTTCATGCGCTTGGAACTGGCCGCTGCCGAGAAAGCCCGCTTCATCGAGCAACTGCAATTGAAAGACGACAGCCTGCTGACAGACGTTCTGGCAGAAGGCGAGCGTGAGGCACTGCGGGTACTGGAGCAATCCGGTTCCCGGCCTGCGCTGTACGAGGGCTTATCGGCTTTGGTATGTGTCGGCGATGTGCTGATGGACCTCAGTGACAAAGACATCATCAGCTTTATTAGCCTGCGAGATTATGCCGTGGAGCGTAATCGAAAGGGCCAAGTCCTGCGACTTGTGTTCCGCGAAATCACTCGGGTCCAAGACCTTGAGGATGAAGCGGAGAAGGAGTACCGCCGTGCGGTGCCTACCTGCAAGCCGCGTGATAAGGTCACGGTCTATACGACTGTCAGGTTTACTCGTGGCATGTACCGTTCTACAATCTATGTCGAAGACGTTGAACTGTCTGCGCGACATAGCGGCAAGTGGAAGACTGAGAACATGCCTTACCGGGCATTGACTTGGCGCTTGCCACTGGGTCAGGACTACGGCGTAAGTTTGGCTGAGGACTACAGCAATGACCTCGGTACTCACGACATCGTGTCTGACTCGATGGCGGATGGTGCGGTACTTGCGTCGCAGTTCCGATGGGCATGCAACCCCGGTGGGCTTACGCAGCCGGAGGATGTGACCAACGGTAAGAACGGCGACGTGATCCCGGCTGACCCGAAAGACCTGTCATTGGTATTCGCTAACATGGGCAACCAGTTGGCCACTATCATGCAGATCGAAGAGGTCTATGCCCGGCGCATTGGTCGTGGCTTCTTGATGAACAGCGCCGTAACCCGTGACAGCGAGCGAACTACCGCTGAGGAAGTGCGCATTCAGGCTATGGAACTTGAGCAGTCGCTCGGCGGTGTCTATTCCAGACTCGCTATCGACATGCAGGCACCTATCGCCAGATGGCAACTCCGCGCTGCGAACATCAACATCCGTGGCACCAAGATCCAGCCTACTATCATCACCGGTCTGGATGCACTGAGCCGTTCGGCTGAGCTGCAACGACTGATGGGCTTCATCGGCGACGTGGCAACACTGGCCGGTATCCCGGAAGAGACGCGGGAAATGATTAACGAGGAGCCGATTATCTCGGACATGGCAGCAGGCCGAGGCGTCAACCGCACCAAGTACGTTGCAACCGCTGACGTTGTGAACCAACGACGGCAGCAGCGAGAACAGGCTGCGGCAAACCAACAAGCAGTGCAGGCCGGTGTTGAGGCCGGGGCACAGCAACAAGTCAATCAAGCACAAGGGGCAGCACAATGAAGCGTTTCGGTATCGTAGGTATGGGTCTGTTCGGCATGATGGCAATGCGCGGTTACGCCGAGGGCGAGCCAGAAGCAGCCGCTGCGGCAGCCGCTGCCGACGCTGAGGCCATTGCGGCCCCGGCCAAGGCTACCACCAAGCTCGACGAGCCAGCGGCCGCTGCGGCGCCCAAGGAGCAGCCGGGCGATGCGGAGATTCTGGACAAGGCGGGCTATGCCCCGGCTGAGGGTGATCCCGGCCTGACCTACGCCATGAAGTTCTTGGCGAGCAATGGCTTCAACGCCGACAACCAAGCCGTCGAGGCCGCGTTTGACGGCGACTTCTCGCTGCTCAAGGCAGAGCTGGCGCAGAAGGGCATTGCAGGCTGGGAGCAGGCTCTGGGGCTGGCTGAGCAGTCGTATGAGCGACACGTCAAGGCCAACGATGCCAAGGCCGAGGAAGTGGGCAAGACCGTCACCGGCATCGCCGAGAGCATGGGCGTGGACTGGGAACAGGCCGTGGCTCATGTGAGCAAGACGGCGACCCCTGCTGAAAAGACCGCGATCAACTCCCTGCTGTCTGACCCGGCAACCGCTCACATCGCCGCACGCTTCATTGGTGGCACCTTCATCGAGTCAGGCGACACGGAAATCGAACCGGCTGCCAAGGCCGTGGGTGCCGAAGTTAAATCGCATGCTGGCCCTGCTGGCGGCGCTCTGACTCGTGCGCAATACAATGCTGAAATGAGCAAGCTGCGCGACACGCTGGGCAATGATTACATCAACAGCCCGCAAGCCGCCGCGCTGTTCCGCCGCCGCCAGTAATGGCAAACTGGGTGCCCAAAATCAATTGGGCACCTATAGACTACGAACCATTTTACGCACTTCTAGGAGCATCATATGTCTCGCGATTCGTTTAACGTAACACGCCCTAACTCCAAGCTCGGTGGTGTTGATCCATTCGAGCTGGTGCTGGAAGAATTCGCCGGTATCGTCGAAGAGTCGATGCAGACTCGTTCCGTCACCGAAGGCTGGCTGACCATCAAGACCATCAAGGGCACCGCGACCGTAACCAAGGACGCCATCGGTGAATCCACCCTGCAAGTTCTGGTTCCGGGCACCACTCCTGACGGCACTGCAAACCAGTTCTCCGACAACTCGGTAACTGTGAAGACCGTTATCTTGGCTCGCTCGGCGCTGCCGATGCTGGACGTGTTCCAGACCAAGTACGACACTCGCAAATCCATCGGTAACGAACACGGCAAGAAAATGGCCAAGTTCCGTGACGCCGCGTTCCTCGTTCAGATGGCCAAGGCCGGTATGGCCACCACTTCGAAGTACGGCGCACTGCCGGGCCACTTCGGCGGCACTCAGGTTACTCTGGCCGCTGCTGGCGACGAGAACGATCCGGCCAAGCTGTACAAGGCCATCAACCGTCTGCTCGCGCTGATGGAAGAAAAGGATGTTGTCCCACAGGAAGACGGTCACGCACTGTTCGTCCGTCCGGGCATCTACTACGCTCTGATGGATGCTGAGCAGATCGTCAACGGCGACTACCTGACCTCGGAAGGCAACAAGATCCAAGGCGTACCGGTCCTGAAAGCACTGGGCGTACCGATCATCAAGACCAACAACATGCCACACACCAACACCGTCAGCACTCCTGACTCCGTTGCGACCCTGATGGGCGGTGACTACGCCGGTGACTTCTCCAAGTTGCTGATGCTGCTGGCTTCGCCTAAGGCGATCTTGGCAGGCGAGACTATCTCGCTGGAATCCGATGTGTTCTACGACAAGCTGTCGAAGTCGTGGTACGTTGATGCTCACATGGCGTTCGCTGCTACCACCGACCGTCACGAACACGCAGGTGCAATCCTGTCCTTCTAATCCACTCATCCTCAGGGGCTTCGGCCTCTGGGGATTTTTAGGTCCAAGGAGGATCAATGCTCGTAACGCAGCTCACTGTCGTTAACGCATGCCTCGCCTCTATGGGTGAGGAGCCCATCAACTCGCTGGCAGAGGAAAACGCATTCGTCAACTCTGCTAAGTTCGCACTTGAGAACGCCACGATCAACGAGCAGTCTGCTGGTTGGTGGTTCAACAAAGAGTGCCTTAAGATGTACCCGGACACGGCTGGCCGCTATCTGGTCCCCGCCGACGTGATCGATCTGTCCATCGATAGCAATCCTGCATGGCTGACACAGCGCGGCGGTCGTCTCTACAGCACTGCCGAGGGCAAGTGGCTGGAAGGAACGCAACCGTACACCGCAGCCATCACCCGCTTACTCGCCTTCGAAGACGTACCCTTCCATGCCAAGCGCCTTATCAAGGCTGCGGCAGTGATCCTGTTCCAGCAGTCATACGACGGCGATACCGTCAAGATTGCCGAGGCGCAGGAAGAGTACCGGCAGGCGTATCTGCTCTGCAAGGCCCAACACATCCGGGCCGTCGGCGCCAACTTCGGTACGGCTGACATCCGTCTGGCCAACATGGCAGGTGGGCGGCGCGGTCTGAGGACTCCACGATGAAGAAGAGTGACAGCTACGCTTCCCTAATCCGGGGAGTTAGTCAACAGGTGCCACACGACCGGGTTGAAGGACAGCACTGGGATCAAGACAATTTGATCTCCGATCCAGTCCGCGGACTCTCTCGCCGCCACGGCTCTCAACTGATGGACCGTACTGCCCTGTCCCGAGCAATCAATGCCGAAGACATCGCAGACGCCGCCAGCCGAGTAGAGCAGACCGTGTTCGTCGAGGGCTCCGAGTACTCGTTTCATCACCGCTCCGGCAACTTTGTCGGTAGCCAGATCAACCCGCTGGTCATTGTGAACAAGGACACGAAGAAGTTCGTCCCTGTCGTCACTGCGGATGGCGGCACCGTGACCATGCTGAGTGAGGGCGTAAGCTCGATCACCGCAGCCGGTCGCTTCGTTGTCATGTCCTCGGTCAACCGTCCGGTGCAGTACACGCTAACGGACAAGACGCTGCCGTCTGCCCCGCTGCATGTGGTGTGGGTGCGTGGCGGTGCCAACAGCCGGACGTTTAAGGTGTTCGTTACAATCGCTGGCGTCACTCAGACGTTCTCGTACACGACTCTCCCGGCGTACTACCAAGGCGTGCTGGATACCTCGGACATCCTGCCGTATCTCGATCCGCCAACCAACGCAACGCCCAACCCGCTGTATGGCAAGCTGGTCAATGACCGGACAAACGCCTACAACACAGCAGTCAGTCAGCACATTGCAGCAGTGGCACTGGACATCGCTCCGGCAAACATTGCGCTCAAGCTGGCGAACCTGATGATCGCAGCGGGCTACACCGACGTTGTGGCTGATGGCCCGTATATCCGTATCGGTATTATCGGTGCGGTTATCACTGTGGATGACGGCGGTAACGGCGACTTCATGCGTGCGGTGTCGCAGGAAATCACAGCCGCAGAGCTGGTAACTCCACGGCACTACGATGGCAAGATCATTAAGGTCGTGCCCAAGCAGGCCAACGCCCTAGCCTTCTACCTCAAGGCGGAAGCAACGAGCGGTGTGGCTGGCGAGTTCGGTGAGGTGGTGTGGCGCGAAGTTAGCGGCATTGACATCGAGCTGACATGGCTGTTCGCAATCGGTGTGTTCATCAGCGGCACGTTCTACATTGCGCAGAACCCGACCGACCTGTCTACCCTCATCGGGCAGCCGGTGCCGATCATCGAGCCTACCAGCTCCGGGGATCTGGACAGTTCGCCTATCCCCGAGTTCTTCGGGCGCATCATCACCTACATGCGGATGTTCCAAGACCGCCTTATGATTGTGGCAGGATCGACGGTGTTCCTCAGCAAGTCCGGGGACTACTTCAACTTCTTCCGCAAGTCCTCTCTGGCCGTGTCGAACGACGATCCAATCGAGGTGTTCGCTCAAGGGACCGAGGACGACATCATCACAGCCGGTGTGCAGCATGACCGCAACGTGATCCTGTTCGGGCAGCGGTATCAGTACATCGTACCGGGCCGCGAGAACATGACGCCCAACAACCCGTATGTCGGCGTACAGGCCACCTACGAAGACGCCAACCTCACTACGCCATCTGTGGCCGGGTCACTTCTGTTCTTCTGCCAACGGCGCGAGGGCCGACTGACTCTACAGCAGATGTCGCCGGGTAGCGTAGCTGACAGACTGGATGCGTTCGATATCTCAAGCCAGCTAGACGGCTATCTCACCGGTGATCCAAAGCAGATCGTTGCTATGACGGCGCCGGGAGTGGTCTATGTGCGGACGAAGGATCTGCTGAACGGCTTCTATGTCTACAGCTACCTCGACTCAAGCGATCAGGCTGAGAGACGGTTCGACAGTTGGTCCCGTTGGGTGTTTGATGAGTCCCTCGGTACGCTGATGGGCATCACTCAGGACGACAGCGGCCTACTGGCCATTACCGCACGGACAACCTCTGCGGGTACTGAGCTTATACTTGACCGCTTCGTGCGTGAGACAGGGCCGAGCGACTACCCGTATCTGGACAGCCAAGAGCCAGCAGCTACCACCAAGCACATCGGGGCGAACGCCTGTGTCGCATTCGACAATACCTCTGAACGTCACCTACTCGGGACTTCATTGGCATTGCGTGCAGACATCGAGACGCAGTTCCCTACTGAGCTGGACGCACTGCGAGCAGGCACACTCTATGATTCGTATGTCACCCTCACGTCGCCGTATATCCGGGACCGAGACGACAAGATCATTCTGGATGCCCGACTCACAGTGTCGAAGCTGACGGTATCGCTGTCCAACGCAGCGGCGGCAATCGTATCCGTTAGCGGGAATCGCGGTGTGACATGGAAGACATCCAAGTCTTGGATCTACCGACCAGTAGGGCTGTGGGTGCTTAACACTCAGGAGACAGCAGAGGACGCAGTTATCACTGCGCCAGTCATGAAGGAGAACATTGCCTACCGGGCCAAGATCAGTTCACGTAGCTGGCTCCCGTTGACTATCTCTGTAGTTGAATGGGCAGGCCAAGCGTTCACAAGCAGGAGATAGGTATGTGGTGGATGGTAGCGGTTATGGCCGCACAAGCACTGGAAAAGGGCAAGGAGGTAAAGGCACAGGCCAAGGTGGACAAGGTAACAACCAAGTCCGCCACCAAGGTCAACAACATGCTGACGGCATCGAGCAACATTCTGGCCAAGGCCAAGGGTGACTTGAACCGCTATCAGCAGGCCAACAGCAACAAACACAAGCTGATCGCCGGGGCGGAGAATGTGGAGTCCCAACGGACCAACATGCTGCGCCTCAGTGACGAGGCTGTTCGTGGCAGCTTCGATGCCCGCATTGCCGCTAGCGAGGTGGCCGGAGCACTGGCTGCTTCCGCAGGTGGTGCGGGCATCGGTGGCAGCTCATTGGACATGATCGACGCAAGCAACCGTATCCGCCAACAGCGGGCACAGGAGCTGCAAGACCGGCAAGTAGACAACCAGCTCTACGACGCACAGCGGTCGATCGATCAGACCGTAGAGTCTACGGTGCTGGGGCTGGATGACATCCAGTTCAACGACTCTATCAACTACATGAAAGAGCAGGCACCGTACATCAAGGAGCCAAGCTGGGCAGCCATCGGCGCTCAGGCAGGCATGCAGTTCGCCACTACGTTCAACAGCGTAGGCGGGTTTGAGAAGCTGAGCAATGCGTGGAAGGGTGGCGGTGATGCCTCTACCTTCGGCGCGCAGGCCGGTCAACTCGTTTCCACTCAACTCAAATAGAGGTACATATGGCACAGACCAACTTGCCGGGGCCGGGCTCCTATGCACTGGAGGCCGGTGGACTTGTCTCACAGAAGAACGTCAGCCGGCAACTCGGTCAGACGGGTATCGCTGGTGGACAAGTCTTCTCCGCACCAGCACAGCGCCGGGTAGAGATTGACACAGGCACCAGTGACCTGCTCATGCAGCTCGGGAACAAGATCCTTGAGCCGCAGATCAAGAAGCTGCAAACTGAGCAGTTCCTAAAGGGCGCACAGCGGGTTGCCCAAGGGGAAGCACTCAAGGACATCGTGAGCGAGCAGCCAGCGTTTACACAGATCTTCGGCCCATCCAGCTCGGTACAGGGCGCACGGGCCGTGGCACAGATGCGCGGCGTGGATGACTACATCACTTCCGTAGCCAACGACATGCCGAGCCTACAGAAGCTCAGCAGCCAAGAGTTCGGACAGAAGATCACTGACAAGATGGGCGACTTCCTGACTGGCGACAGCGTAGCAGACGCCGCGATCCAGCTTAAGATGGTTGAGTCCACCGGCTCCCTGTTCAAGGCGCATACGAAGGCGAACTACAAATACACTCAGGACACGATGCAGGGTAACGTCGTCAGTTACATGCAGTCCGGTGGCGCTAAGCTCAAGGCGCTGTCTGGCCAGTTGCTCAACGGCACCATGAACCAGAAGGATCTGGATGAGGCCAAGGCGGACTATGTGGCCAACCTGATGCCTATCGAGGGCCAATCGGGCGAGTCGTACTGGGGCGGCATCGAAGCTGCTACCATCGACGCTCTGGCCACCGGCAACCATCACGCAGCCAATGCGGTGTTCGACTCCGGCCTGTTCAACAGCGCACCGGCAGAGACACGCAAGAAGATGCTGGATGCCCGGTTCACCTACGAGGCCCGGACGCAGGAAACTGCGGGCTTCGCTGAGTTCGGCCCACGTATCGGCCAGCTCAAGGGCTTGGCTGCTGCGGGCCAGTTGACCAATGCACAGATCGGCTCCGAGATCGACAGCATCAACACTGAGTACCGCCTCAAGTACGGCATCGACCGGCCACTGTTCAAGCGTAAGGAGCTTGAGAGCCTGTACTCTGGCAACATCAGTGCGCTGTACAACCGAGAGGAGCAGGACAAACGCGACATGGCCAGAGAGGGGCGAGCAGATCAGCGCGAGGCTGCCAAGGAACAGGCCAAGGCCAACACCGAGCTGCGTAAGTCGGCACAGCTTACTGACCTAATCATGGCTGGCGCGGGCAACATGGCCGGTATGGCAGGGTACACGTCGGATGAGATCAACATGGGCGTATACAAAGGTGCGCAGGTTGTTGCTCAGGCAGGTGGCAACGTCGGGGCCTTCCTCGTAAGGCAGTACAACGACGGTGATGGGCACGTCAATGCGATCTACAAGAACCAGTTGCAGGCTGGCGTCAAGGCCGCAACAATGGAAGGGCACAGCGGCAAGGCATTCGAAACGTCTTACGGTATGTTCAAGCAAATCAGCCAAGAGCCGGGCGGCAAGGCTGCGGCAGTTGCCTATCTTGGCGACGACGGTATCCGCATGATGAAGTACGACCAGTTCGTACAGAGCAAGCTGACTCCTGAGGTGGCCTATCAACTGGCGTTCGGCACTCCAATCGACACCAGCCGCAAGTCTGCCGACAAGGACATCATGAAGCAGATTCAGAAGACAGTAACCAGCAATGAGCCGGGTATGTTCAGCAAGGCGTTCGGTGGTTCCATCCCACTAACAGCTCAGTCGCAGCGTGTGCTGACCACTATGGTGGCCGCGAACTACGACAAGCTGGCAAGCAACATGGGCATGGACGACGATGCGGCCATGAAGGTTGCGCTTAGCGTAGCCGAGAAGGAACTGGACGTTGTTGGGCCGTATGTCATTCCGAAGGGCGGTGATCGCAAGCCAGTCTATCAGTTGATTGGCGCTGACGAGAAGGTTGCCGGCTCTGTGTTCAGCGAGTTCATCGCTACACGAGCACGAGAGAACGGCGTAACCACTGAGCTGCCGGGGAGCAAGCCGCAAGGCAATGCGTTCCAAGGTTCTGTGGATCTCATCACGATGGGTGCAGTACCGGCGATTGGCCGCTGGGCTGATCGCAACTTCGGGGCTGAGCCTAACGTAATGGTTATGCGACTGCCTGACCAGAACGGTGTTGGCATGTTCGGGGTGACTATCACTACCCCAGACGGCAAGATGACCAACTT